AATGCAGCCGGCAATGGCGCAAACACACAATGGCTAGTGACAAAAATTGGTAATTTAACTACTTTCCAATACATTCTTGGTGATTCACCTGGCATTGATAAACTAGCTATTGGTGATATTATTATCATTAACTTGTTGAATAATAAAGGCTCTTTTGTCATTACAAATATTGACATTAGTGCAAATACTATTAGTTTTATCAATTTGTTTGCTACTCCCGGCACATATACTCAAACATCTGTTACAGACGTTAAATTCCTAAGTCCACAGAAATATGTAGCATATACTAGCGCTAGACGCGCCATGACCTGGGAGACAGCACCTGGCGAAATCACTGTTGAAATGCCTACTTCTCCTCCGGTTGTAAAGCGGTCATTGGCAGGATCTTGGCATCTTAATGGTGTCTTTAGTTTGATGTCTAATAGAGACACAAACACATCGCTATCTGTTGTAAATGCAACAGGCTTCCCTGAAACTGGCAGCTTTTGGTTAGAGCAAAAAAATGAGATAAAATCTCGTTGGATTTCTCAATCTGAGAATACACCCGTTTCAACTACAACAACAACAAGGCTTCAATATGAGAATAAGAAGTTTGAGTATGCAAGTAGAGTTGCTTTAGCAACCACGGGCGACACGACAATTGGTTCTTTACAGATTACCAATTTAGCCTCTACAGTGGGCATCTTTCCAGGCCAAGATATAATCATGCCTGGTATTGTTGCATATGCTCAAGTATTGTCAGTAGTTGGCCCAATAGTCAATATTTCAGTTGCCGCAACTGCAACTGCAGTTGGACAGCCAGTTAAGTTTTTGGGTAATACTTTGACGGGCATCACACCTAATTTACCAATACTAGCTGACTTCAATGAATTTGCACTAAGTTCAGTTGTACGGGCAGCAAATACAGTAACTGTAACAACGACGACCAATCATAATTATGTAGTAGGCGACTATGCAATAATTAGTGGTTGTAGCGGTGTCGATGTAGCTACGACTACGGGCAATATTGTTCTTAACAGTAATACACTCAGCGGCTTAGCTTCCATCTCAGGTATTGCTCCTGGAATGTTAATACGAATGGTTGGCGTTCCAGTTGGTACCTCTGTAGTTAGTGTTGCTGGTTTCACTGTAATCATGTCGACTCAAGCCACTGCGACGACTATTGGTGGTGTGGTTATCTTCTCAGAGGATCTGAATGTAGCGGGTAAGATTTTAACCACCTCAATGGGCAATACCTTTACATTCCAGTTATTAGGTACCAATGGGGCTGCAGTAACGCCAGGTTCTGTAAGAATGGAAAAAGTTGGTTTAGCCAACACTGGTTCAAAAGTAATTATTACTGATGCCGTTGTTAGAGAGGTAAGTAGAACGACTGGGGCCTATATATGGGACTTAGCGGCAGCCTTTGTATTGTCATCAAATACGGCATCTATCACAGAAGAAATTAAAGCGGGTAAAATCGTAAGACTTTTAGGTCTAACTGACAATACTATTGAGAGTGGTGAGAATGGCGGCTTTGTAATTCTAGATTATGGTCTAAACACTCAGGAAGGGCCAGTTAGGTACCTATACAAGCCAACACCAAATACCATAGCCATTGACCCTTCTTATGTCTTTCAAAAGCGCCACCTATCTGGTGGATCGATAGTGAGCATTCGACATAAAGGGCCCCATATAATGTCTGCTCATGGTACTGAGTACCCACTTTATATTACAAACCCATCTGAGGCACGCTTTATTCTTCAAAATCTCATTAGGTCTGTAAAAAGCGCAGGAATATTTGTTAATTTCTTAGTACGGTATCCGGAGCAGCTATATGCGACTCTCGATGTTTACCAATCCGGAAATGACCCTGGATGATAAATCTTAATGATTGTATAGTCCGTGAATATCTACGAAAGTCTCCACGATTTAAGGGGGAGATGAATGTGACTTATTATTATAAATGTTATTGTGATTCTTGCAATATAGATAAAGGATATCAAAGTAGGTCTAGATATAGGGCTAAACCACTTTGTGTGAAATGTGCCACTAATACAGAAAAACATAAAAACATACTAAAGAAGAATCATTGGAAAAACAAAGGCGTATCTCCTAAGACGTGGATGACTAAAGATCCTAGTTCTCCATTGCGTATAAGAATTGGAACAAATTTAAGATCAAGGCTTAATAAAGCCATTAAAGGCAGTTATAAATCTGGTTCTGCTGTTTTTGATCTAGGTTGCTCTATTGACGAATTTAGAGTCCATATGGAGTCTAAGTTTCAACTTGGCATGTCTTGGGATAATTGGGGTAGAAAAACATGGCATATAGACCATATTCGACCTATATCTAGTTTTGATCTTTCAGATAGGGATCAATTATTGGAGGCTTGCCACTATACGAATTTGCAGCCCCTATGGGCCAAAGACAATATGATGAAGAGTAGTAGAATCTAGGTTGTTTAAGCAAACCTTTAGGACAATTAAATCGCATGTTCAGCTACTACTTGAGTATAATTAAGCTAAGTTAAAAACTGGGGATAATCATGGCAGTATTGGGACGGGTATTAATAAGTTCAGCTGAGCGAGTCGATCTTGCAGATTTACTCTCCATTGATTCATATACAGCTGGCGATTTTAAGTTTTTATTAAAGGGGTTGGTCGGCGATACAAAGCCCTTTATATTAAAGGGTTTTGATGTTATTGATCCAAACAACGCTATTGGAACACAAAGTTGTTCTATTAAAGTTGCTGACTCTATGGTGTTTTATCCAGGGTCAAGCACTGGATCTTTCTATCATGGCCTAGAAGAAGGTCATGCTCAAGCTGCACCTATTGTGCCAGAGCTTCGAAAAAATGCAACAAACTTTGTATATTTAACGTTTAGTACTTTTAATTCTTCAGTTGATACTCGCGCTTTCTGGGACCCGGATAAAGGTGGTGGAACTGGCGGTGAATTTACACAAGATGTTAATACTGAATCTGTTCTTAAGGTAGATGTCAACGTCTCGACAGGCTCATTCCCTGCAAATACTATTCCAATTGCTAAAATCGTTGTTGGACCAGTAACAATTGAATCTATCACTGATTGCCGCGATTTAATGTTTAGATTGGGTTCTGGCGGAATTAGTCCAGATCCATTTAATAGCTACCAGTTCCGCTCTTTACCTGGAACTGGCTTTAAAAGAACTGAACCACCAATTACATTATTACCAGGTGGTGTAAATCCATTTCAAGGTGCCGACAAGAACATTCTCTCTTTAAAAGAGTGGATGGACTTGGTAATGACCAAACTCAAAGAGATTGGCGGTAGTACTTATTGGTATGAAGACTTCTCTACTTATAATCTAGTCAATACTTTTATTGATTCATTAGCAACTACTTTTAAATCTAAAGGCAGTTGGACGCACGACTCTTCTACTCCTGGTTTAGTAACCTGGACGCAAGATATTCAGATCAAGGTGACACAAGATCCTCGTGATATCATTCTGAGGAATGGTAATAAGACTCTAGCGGATGAGCAAGTTGCATATATCCCTCTTATAAGAGCACAGGTAATTAATGCATCTGATAGTGCTGTCGCTTTTACAAATGGTCAAAGCTACCTCAACACTGTGGGCGGCGCAACGGGCTTTTTCACAAACCTATCAAAGGGCGACTGGATTAAGAAGATCGATGATGAAAATCATTTGTTTCTTAGAGTAGAAGAATTTTATGATAGTGTTAGCTTAGGCGGATCTACTACTACTGCTACAAATGCTCGATCGGTTAGACTTAATGGCATTTATCAGGGCACTACTCTAAATGAGAAAGCACGCTATGATCGCGGTGTTTATCAAGTTGGAGATGTTGTAGTTTCAAATAGAAATGACGCTGCCCTCACTACTGCTGGTGGTAATTTTCATTGGCTAGCTACTCGTTCAGATGTTATTGAAACTGCTGCGAGCTTAAGCACTGTAACCTTAACGGGTACATTAAGCCAGCCAGATGGTACAACGGCTAAGATTACATCTACGGCTCACGGCCTTCAAGATGGAGATCGCATTACTATTACAGCTCCGGCAGCACAAGCTGGAACTTATGTTATAGAAAAAGAAACTGCTAATATCTTCTACATTCCAACAACTAGTCTTGTTACGGGTGCAGTCACTGCATTCTTTGGCTTGGTCACTACTGGCGCTAGAGAAAATGGATACGGATTACAATTAGAAAATGCAGTTCATGAATTTGAAACTAATGATACGGTAACAATCGCTGGTGCGGTTGGCTACAATGGTACATACCCTATTAGTGTTCGTAGTTCTACTCAATTTCAGATCGCTATTGGTTCTGCTCAAGCAACCAATGTACTTGCTACAGCAACAGCCACTCTTGCTCGAGTGAATGTAAGATCTGAGCATGGACTTGTGAAAATTGTTCAGGGTGGAAGCGCTACTATTGGCGACGGTACCTCAGACAATCTTAAAGCATTCATTGGTATGGCTTCTGATGGCGAAACCTACCCTGCTTACGCAGTGCCATTGTCATTCGATGCATTAGACGGAATGGCTAACTACAGTGCACTTTCTACTGACAGTTTGACAGCTAGAGCAAGTAAACTATCTGCTATGATGGCGGACAAGGCTCAAGATAAGACTATTAAGTACCTTGCTAGTCCTAGTTTAATTACAATTACAAACACAACTAACGGTGCTGCACAAGAAATTACGTTCAGCTCTTCTGGTTCGACGCTTACACTTATTACCCCAGGATCTGATGGGCAATCGGTCATCAATCTTCCTAGTATTGCTCCTGGCATTTCATTACTCACCAATGAATCCGCATATATCACTATCGATAGGGACAATACAACTGTTCCTAGTATTGTAATTGTATCGACTGAATTAGTACCAATTGCAGAGAATATCTTTGTAATTGCAAGCAGACTTACAGATGTTGAAGTGTATCTATGGGACAGCTCTATC